AAAAAACCTTTTGCTAGAAAAATTCAAATACTTACAGTTTTGGAACAAAGAGCAAAAGTTGCCGGTAAAACGCAACAGGCGAAAATCGCCAAGCAAGGCAAAGAAGCGATAAGGAAAAAACATGGCAAGACTAAAAAAGTCGCAAAGAAGTCTTAGGTCTTGGACTAAGCAAGACTGGGGTACAAAGTCTGGTAAAAAGTCTAGTGAGACTGGAGAAAGATATTTACCTAAAGCAGCTCGTGATGCATTAACTGCAGCAGAGTATGCAGCAACTTCAAGAAAAAAAAGAAAAGATACTAAAAAAGGAAAACAACATTCTAAGCAACCTAAAAAGATAGCAAGAAAAACAAGAAAGTATAGAAGAGTTAATTAATGTTTATACCTGATGATTATATAAGAAGAACATCTTCAACTATACCATTTGGTTATGAGTTAGATGAAAATTTTGAAGGTTATTTAAAACCTATACCTGAAGAGCTTACTATATTAAAAGATGTAGCAGAAGCTATATTTCATGGTGAAATAAGTTTAGGTATTGGTGTAGACTGGTTAGAAGCAGAAACAGGAAGACCAATGTCAAGACCGGGATTAAAAAAATATGTAGATAAGATATATGGTCGATAAGAAAAAAAAGATTACAAAAAACTTGACAAATGTTGAAACAGACTATATACTAGAAGAAAGTAAACCTACAAAGAAAAAAGTAGGTAGACCTAAAAATAGCGAATTATCTAATGTTAAACTAGCATTACAAGCTAAAAGAAAATTAGATAAAAAAAATCAAAAGGTCAAAAAGCTAACACGAAGTTTAGCTAGAGTTAAAAAAGAAGTACAGAAAGAAGAGAAAGCT